CTTTTTTGCAGGTGCTTTCTTCTTTTGCTCTGGCTCTGCCTCTAATATTTCTATGGCATGTGGGCGAAACGCTATAATCTTTCTAATTTCTTCTTCTGGCAGATCAGCAACTTCACCATTTTTTATCATGCCCTGTGATGTTGATAGGCTGCGTAAATTTACCTGTACTCTCATTATTCTCTCCTTTGTAAAAGTAGGGGCAGTTGCCTGCCCCCACCATATATTAAGACACTGCTGCTGAGAACGGTGTAGCTTCTGAACCAGAAGCCTCAGACATTACCATAACAGACCATGTATCTGCTGCCATATCAGTGCAACTTACGCGCCACCCTTTTAGGCCGCCTTTAGTGCTGCCATCAAGAGTGATTGTGTCACTTGTTGCTGCTGTATAGAAGCATGATGCGCCTGCACTATCATTACCCAAGAAAGCAACGCCAGCCATTGTGTCATTGCCTGTTACTTGGATTTTTTGATCTCCAGTTGCATCAATCGCACCAATAAAGTTGTACGTATTACCTGATCCTGTAGCCGCAGGCAAAGTTGCAACGCAACCAGCCGCACGGTTTAGGATGATAGGCATACCAACATGAGCATCTACATCAATTGATATAGTTGCTGTCGTAATGGTGCTTAGTCCATGTGTGCGTTCATAATTTGAAGCCATTTTCAGCTACTCCTTATGAAGTTGTGTTATCAGCAATGATGCCGTTTGCAGCTTCATTCTTAGCACAAAGTGTAAGCTCTGTCACAACTTGACGCTTTGTGGAGTCACCAGTTTTAGCCAACTCAATATTTTTGGTTGGACGTAAAACAGCGATTTCCCACATATCATCTTGCATGATGAATACGTCACGCGAACGGTTCTCACGGCTAGGCATGAACTCCACCGTACCCCAAGGGGTGACATACACCGCGAGCGACTTGATAACAGCCTCATCGCCAGCTTGTACTGCTGAACGCTGATTGTTGTTACCTGTAAAGCCTAGAGCAACATTCATTTGAAATGCTGATAGATACACAGTGTCTGGATTACCGCCATTCTCCCAGATTGACTGCATTACTGTGTCAAACTTGGTTTGTGAGAATGCTGTTGCAGTACCATCGTCTGTACGCGCATCAGTACCGTCACCAGTTGGGTTAGCACCTGAGTTACCTGACTGAAAGTCTACGTTAGTAGTCATCCATGCAGGCGCACCAGCTAGCTCACGCGCAGTTGAAGCATTACCTGCAACTTTTGCGTTGTTATCGAAAAGTGCTTTTTCGATGTCTAGCTTTTGCTCCTTGGCGATCTTCAAGGTCTGATATGCAACCTCACGCGCACGCCCTGCTTTATCCAGACCTTCATCAGTATCTGGCACAACAACCGCATTTTTAAAAATTTGCGTTCTGTTGTTAAGCCTGCTGGTTGCGGTCATCGCAGATGCAGTTGTGTCATCACCTTCGATATGTGCGTTTGCAGCACTTGATCTTAGTGAGTCAGTTTGCCATTCCACCAAAGTATTGCTCGCAGTAGTTTTGCGAGATTTGGTATGAAATGGAGTTTCTTCTGGGGAGATGTTAGTGATAATATCACTTAGGTCTTCCCGTATCCCGACAGCGTCATAACTGTCGAACGTATTGCTTGGCTGAGCCATGTTTTGTTCTCCTTAGAACTAAAGGTTAGAGTCAATCATCAAGCCAATAGCATCTTCTATTGAACCTGACTTACGCAACTTTTGTTGCAACTTACTACGAGTCGCAGCTTGACCGTCAGTCCTACGTTTAGCACCAGCTTTCACGACAGGTTTAGCATTCTCACCCTTTGCCTTTGCTTTGCCTTTGTTTGCTTGTAGCCTGCGCCACTTAGTTGCATCGTTCAAAGCACGAACATAGCGGTGATCTATGACGCTTGCCATTTCATCCTCGCTAAATCCATAAGCCACACCAGTGTCAACCAAGTCTTTCTTAATCTTATCGCCCTTTTCGGGATGGATAATATCAGGAATGTGCTCTGCAAGCAGCCTAGCCTGTTCTTGCAAATATGATTGTCTTTGTGCTTCGGTTTCCTGTTGACGCTGTTGCGCCACCTGTCTTAATTCGCCAACCTTGGTGTTATACTGCTGCACCGCCTCGTCATACTTGATCTTTTCTTCCATATATCCAATCGGATCATTGTCAAAAAGCTCCTTATTCGGAGGGGTAGGTGCTTGTAGTCCACCTTGTTGAACTTGCTGAGCCATCTGCAAGACTTGCTCTTGCTGCTGAGCTAATTGCGCTCTGGCTGCTTCTAACTGCTGGTTCGCTTCTTGAACCTTTTTTGCAGCATCCGCATTCTCACGCATTTTCTGCTGAATATAGCCCTGACCTGCAGCAGATTGCTTTAGTTGGGAAAGGGTCCAGTTTTCTGTTTTTCCGTCAATAGTAACGTCAAACAGAGAATCGCTGTCATCCTCAACGGCCTCTACTTCCTCAGTATATTCAGTTGCATCATCTTCGTATTCGACTTCATCACTGTCATCTGATGCCTCGACAGCATCTGCTTCACCCACTGCTTCTTCTACAGCCTCACTCTCATCCTGAGTTGGTTCAACTGTATCTTCTGCAGCTTCTTGCAGATTTTCTTCTTGTGGCGCTTCTGCGCTTTCTTGTGGGGCAAGTAGACTATCTACTGCGCTTTCAAGTGTAGTCGCTTTATTCACGGTGCTACTCCTATTGTTTGCGATCTAATAATGTTTCTGCAGCAATTGTTGCATCTAACACCATTTCGATCTGGTTTAACGCACGCATTATAGCATGCGCTTCTTCTCTAGCCTCTACATCAGAGGCCGCGCTATCCATGAAAGCCTTAACTTGACCGTCACGAACATACTGTACGAACTGCAGAAAAGCAGTGTCTGTTTTTAATCTCTTGGCTTCATCAGCCTGTATTCTAATATCTGTGCTCATTGTTGCTGCTGTGCAATCCCTGCTATCGTTCGTAATTTATCTTGTTCTGCTTTTACTCTCTGCACGTCAACTGCTGTGCCGTATTGCCCTGCAATCTTAGCAGCATCTACGAATAAATCTTGCGCCATTTTATCACGCTCTCTGTCATCCTCTGCTGCAGCTTTCTGTGCATCAAGCTGTAGTTTCATCATGTCAGACTGCATCTTGCCCTGAGCTTTCATCTGTTCAGCCGCTAAAAATGCTTGGTTAGGATCAGTGCCTTGCGCTGTCTGAGCCTGCGCCTGCTGCTGCAGAGCAAGTAATTGCTGCTCTATCTCTGGCGTAATCGGTGCATAGTATCTATCAGAATTACGAATACCTGCTGCAGCCAACATATCAGTTAAAGTATTGCGAATATTGGTTAAGCTAACCATGCCGTTAAACGGACCATACTGAGTGTATATCTGCTGCTGAACTTGGAAAGCCTGTTGCAAGGCCATCATCTTCTCTTCTTCTCTGCCTGTGCCTAACCCTACGTTGATATTAACATCCATCTCTGCGTTCCACACACGCGGATCAACTGGCACAAACTGGCCCTGCATACGCATCATCTGTTCTTCATCTGTATTCTTTACATGCAGAGCAAGCATAATCTTGAATAGGTTTTTCATGCCATCAGCAAGGTTTCGGGTCATCACCTCTACCTGCCCTGCTGCAGCTTGCACTGTAGCCTGTACAGCAGCTTTTGTTGTGCTTTGCATAGAATCTGGGTCTAGCCCCATGCTTGCTCTGGTAACGCCAGTTTTGCCCTCAACAAGCTGGTCCATGTAGCCTAATGCGCCTAGCGTTTGCCCTGCAGTAAATGGTACGCTTAGCTCTTGCACAGCGCCTGCTTGTCTCATACGCACAATCGCGCCTATCTCATTGTTAAGCACATCATCTATGTTCACTGAGCCATCCACAATGCCTATTCGTGGATTGTTGGTCATGGCTACATTATCAAGAATACCTCTGAGTATCGCTGTGGCTGCATCTTGGTCATCCATCACAAGCTCAGCTAGGCTTCTGCCATAGAATGTGTGCGGCTCTGGGTCTACTTCAAACACAGCAAATGGGATATGGTCAATCGGCTCTAGGTCCAGCAGCTTGTAAGCAGTACCACCGCAGATGAACCTGTGCAGCACTGGTATTCCCGTGCCATCTACATCAATCTTCATATAGGCTTCTGTGATTGCCACAGCACGCATTGCAGCATCGCCCTCTTGATCCTCATAGTCATCCTGAGAATAGCCCCTGCGCTCTATATCCTCTGCCTCAGATATGTCTGATGCACCGTATAACCCATCTAGGTTTACAACTTCTTCAAAGTCAAAGCCCATCTCCACAAGCTCACCCACGCGCATTTCTGTGCGGTGTGCTACAATATATGCGTCATCTATATTGCGTGCCTGCGAGTTAATAAAGAACTCCTCTGGCGGTACGCTTTCC